TCAGGTCGGATAACTTTTCCACCATAAACGTGAAGACCCTTCACCGCATCAGCGAATCGCTTCTCTGGTCGGTAGGCTTCCACTTCAACAATCTGTTCCGCGAATGAGAACGCCATGCTTGTGCCAGCGAGTACGTAGTAGTATTCACCAACCGCACCAGTTCCTTCGAACGGAATGTTGTTGCTTGTCAGAATTTCGAATCCAGCCGCACGCCCTACGCTACCATTGAGCAATCCTTCTCGGGACACAGACTCAATGTTGGCGACGAAACGGTTGTCCTTCAACATCTGACCGATGAAGAACGGAGGAACAACAGCCCATCGTCCAACGTCAGGAACGTTTGCCATATCAAGGCGAACCTTCATATCAACAAGCATTTCATAGGCGTCGGTGGCTGTGGTAATGGCTTCCGGAGACGATGTAGAACCGATAGTGTTGGCTGATGCCAACCCTTCAATCATCTTCGCGGCAAGAAACGCGTCGGCTGTGTTTCGCAGACCGTAGGCAGCTTCCTGCATCGCCTGACCCATAACCTTTGGCTTCTGTTGAACTTGGTCAATATCGTCAACTTGGAAGTTGAAATACTTCTGTTCCGTGATGGTCAGGGTTGTCTGAGCATCGTTCAGTTCTTCGGGATCACTGATGTTCGTGTTCTTCACGTAGTTCCCGATTGTTACCGGACCGATAGCGTTAATCTTTACGGTGTCTCCGGCTTGTCGGAGTTCACCTTCATAGTCTCGGTTCGCCACATTGGGCTGTCCGAAAATGTGGGCCTTTTTCAAGGATACAAGTAGTTCATTACTCCATAGTGTAGGAATAAAGCGATCAAGAGCCATAAGAAACTCCTAGTATAAAATCTATACCAATAAAATCAAAGGGAAGGGTGGGTACCGGGTATCATCTTAGCCCCGGTACCCGAGACACTATTTACTTATCGTAATCTACACGACCGTCTCTCATCGCTTCATAAATCGCTGTTCGGTTCGTTTCGTACTCAGCCGTGCTCATTGAGCCAAGTTGAGACTGTGTGAATCGAGCGGCGGTTCCTGTGCCACCAGCCGGTGACGCAGGAGACGAAGACGAAGGGGGAGCGGTCGGCGTTGCCGGTGGGGGTGTCGCAGCCTGTGCTTTGAGGTAAGGTTTTGCCTCTAGCAACTCATTAATGGCGTCATTGACAGACATACCAGCATCGACTTTAGACCAATCAAGAAACTTGACAACCGCTTCCGGGTCAACCACATTCTGCTGTGTTGCGGCAATCTGTACCTGCAACTCACGAATCTGTTGATCCTTCTCTGGCAGCACACTGGTTTGCAAATTTTGCAAGTCAAGTTTCGTTCGCTCTGATTCCGTAAGGGCCGCACGCTCAATTTCTGTCAGTTTGGTACTGGCATCATTGAATTTTGTGCGGTAGTCCCCACTCTCTTTGCGAAGGTCTTTAATGTGCTTTTGTGCCCAACTCGGAAGTTCAGACAAAGCAGAGTCATCTTCTGGATTTGCAGGGGCTTGGGGAGTTGGAGCGGGAGTTTGCGGCGTTGGAGCCGCAGGGGGAGTGGTTGGTGCTTGCGGATCGCCGGGATTCGCAGGCGGGTCTGTTGGTGGTGCCTGACCATCAACAGGGGGAATTGGAACCGTCATTGGTACTCCTTATAGCGTATCAACTCTGGACACGCCCATTATACATGCCACTAAGAAGGTTGTCAAGGAACATCCCTAACTTTCTTGTGGTTCGAGCTTTTCTAGCTTACGAATCGTCTGCTGTGTCTCAAAATCAAGATGATTTCTGAACTTCCGTACTTCAGCAGCACGCACCGCAGGCATATCTTGATTTAGAAGTGCCGGTAAGATACCGAACAACATATACACACTCTCTAGTGCAGATTGATAGACGGCAATCTGAGCGCCTTGTTGCTCAACTGTCTTGACAAGCTCTTGTACAGTCTGTTCCATCTGTGCAAGACGCTCACCGGCTGTTAAAGGGGCTTCAGATAATGGTCGGGTTGGCATGATTACTCCGGTCCACCAGAACTACTCGCGTTCTGACGGGTATTGTTTTGTGGTCCTGTTGGTTCAGGAGCCGGAGCCGGTACCAACGGTACCGTACCCGGATCATCCTTACGACGTTCACGTTCGTACTTGGGATCACCACCAAGTTCCGCAACCAGTGTATCAGATGAGAACCCAATTTGCAGTTTGTTAATCGCTGTGAGTGTTTCCATCTGTGCGTCACGCGGAAATGTCTCCGGCCAGACGACTTGCACAGGGTCAGGGATCGCCCGTCCCATGATAGTCAGAATACGTCGGCACACATCCGAGAGGAACGCGCCATACACCATACGCTTCGTGTTAGTTTTTTCCAGCATCGGCCCATACAAAATCTGCATCGCCATAGCTGAGAGGTACGCTAGGTCTTGTACTTTTCCTGACGCCACTTCCGGTGTTCGGGAAACCTCATACACAGCCTCTCGGAGCCGGTCGTAGAAGTTCAATGAACTGGCTAGGTCAGATTGCATTTCAAGATTGGCAAACTTCACCTGTGTTGGATCACCCGGAATGTGGATAATTCCTTCCGGGTCAATAATAACACGTTCTGCCTGTCCACCGTCCAACCCAATTGTGTAGGTCTTTGGAAATGCATGGTTACGAATGATACGATTGATGTTCGATACGGAACGGTTGGCCGCTTCCACCAGCTTGATAACGTCTGGCTCAATGTCGGAGATTCCCCAATACTCGTTTGCAGAGGGGAGATTCTGGCATTCAGCAATCGGGGCAAACTCATACGGCCAGTCTTCGGTCCCTATGCGTACCCAATCTTCATCAGTCGGCGTGTGATCCCATGTTACATCGGCGTAGTCATCTTCAATAAACCATGACTGTGCCTTGTTTTCAAGATCGCCATTTACATTGAAAAACAATTGCGACGGAACACGGGAGATTCGTTGTCGATAGATACGTGTTTTCTTCGTTACTTCATCAAGTATGACTTTCCACCTAATAATGTACCGGTTGACTTGGGTGTAATCGTCGTGTGCCGTTTCCACGGTTACACAGGTTGGGTCGATGACCAGCAGGCGGGGCATGGTAGCCTCAATGCGAATCTTGACGAAGACCTGTCCATAGATGCCACCGTTCGTTGCCAGTCGTTGTAGGAGCGAGTCCTTATTACTGTTCTCCCATACTGCATCTAGCAGAAGTTCATCAGGAGAACGAGTCGAATCGTTGTCAATAGCAAACTCAACCGGTCGTCCAAACAGGAAGCTCACCGATTTGTCCACGATAGACCGGCACAGGTTCATGGTAATGTTGTCGTTCGGCGCACCGGGCTTGGTTCGCAATGGAGCCGCGTAGTCACCATTGTAGGCCCGTTTCGCCAGATTCATCTTATTCGCCGCCGCTCCTGATGCCCCATGCGGAACGGAGAGCACTTGTGGCGTAAAAGTGAACGCCGGGTAATCTTGTGGGGCTGTTGGTGGATAACTCATTAGCTGCTCCAAATATCGGGACCAACGGTCACGTCAGAACCAAATCGTACAAGGTAATTAAATGCGCCCGATGCGCTATCAACGTCGTCATCATGTTCAGCGTCAGGAAAGTGATGAAGCTCGGTTAGCCATTGCTCTACCCACTCCCCTTGTACTACCTTCACATTCCCCGCTTCAGCCTGTGCAGAGAGGGGTAATGCTCTGGCTAACTTATCACCCATTGGTCGTAAACCACGGGCATCGTATCCAATGAGTTTTTCAACAAAGTGATTGGTTGCAATCTTGCCTGATGCCGCTCCTTCCTGCTCCCATCGCACAGGAACATTCGGTTCTTGGGATGCCGTATTCAGGACCACACGTTCAAGTTCTCCGGGGTTCGCCCGGACACGAATCACGTCTAAGACATAATACTTTCCGTTGTACTTCCGCATACGTGTGCCTACAGTCCAGTCGGGATCATCGCCTTTGACCTTCTTTTCTGTTGCTGCAAAGTCCCAAAACCTAACATCCCAAGCCTTATCTTTCCCTTGACCCCCGACAGGAGCGACTTTCACACCCTCAAACCATGTTCGGTCAAAGACCTTACCGGCTTCAGGGAGTACGTCCCAGTCACCTTCAAGCAAACGCATACGTTCCACATAGGGAAGGGAAAGCAACGATCCAAGGTATTCCGGCTGTTGACGAATAAGAATCTGATTGTCGTAAATCGTTGACTTGATAAACGTTACGGACTTAATAAGCACTTCTGGCTCAACACCACGGGTAAGTAGGTGCGCGTTATCGGGATCGGTAATCGCTTCCTCTTTTGACCGGTACCACTTGATATGCCCACCGTCGCGGACCATATACAGAAGTTCTCCACTCTCAGCCTGAACGGGAGAGAACCGGTCAACCCACGGAGCGAGAAACTTCTTCACCCATGAGAGGGCGTCCGGGTTGCAGGTTGCCCGGACGTACCCCTTAATACCAGCGGAGATAGATCGGTTACGAGAGAGCATATAAAAGAACTGAGATTCCGTAAAGTGCGTTAACTCATCGAATCCAATAAAGGGAATCTGAGCACCCTGCCAGTTTAATTTATCGTCTTCATGCTGCATGTGAGCGAAGCGAACGCTCATGCCGGTTGGAAAGTTCCATTTGAGGTCGCGCTGTCGGGGCTTTCCACCTACCAGAGGGTAGATGTTGCCGGATTCCTCCCACAGACCGCCTTCGCTTTCGATCATAGGATACGTTCGGCGGAAGATAACGGCGGAGAATTTCGGGTTGTCGTAGTGTCTGAGCGGTTCGGCAAGAATAGCCCATGTTTTACCCCCACCAGCCGCACCACCATAGACGGCAATATCAGCCGGTGTTGAAAGAAACACCGTCTGAGGGCCGTCTTGTGG